CCGTTAAGCCAACAAGCGCCGGACGTACAAAAAGCCATCAAAAAATCACAATTTTACAAAGATGCATTGGCTAGATATAAAGAAACGAAACAATGGTATGACGACCCAAAACAAAAAACAGGTCAAAGTTTGCATCAATACATGCAAAGCGGCTTTGGAGATGAAGTAGGAAAAGGAATGACGCCAGAGGCGGCAGCTGCTTATTTGCGCGCACAAGGCATACCTGGCATTCGCTACCTAGACGCTGGCTCACGCGCTACTGGCGGTACATCAAACTTTGTCGTATTCCCCGGTGAAGAAAGACTGCTTAGAATACTAGAACGCAACAATCAGCCTATGGGCTTGATGGGTGTCAAATAATGGCAACAGCACGCGCTACTTCAATACCTGCCCCGGTTGGCGGTCTAAATGACCGAGACAGCATTGCAGATATGAAACCGCAATATGCGCTCATACTTGATAACTGGTGGCCTTATCCTTCGTATGTGGGCGTTAGAAAAGGCAGCACTAACCACGTTACAGGTTTTGCAAACGCAGTACAAACGCTGGTGGAGTATTTGCCGACAAGTGGCGGGGCAAAACTGTTCGCCGCAGCGGGTACGGGTATTTTCGACGTAACTACAGCCGGAGCGGTAGGCGCGGCAGTCGTGACCGGGCAGACTTCAGCACAATGGCAACACGCTAACGTGACTACTGCGGGTGGGTCTTTTCTGTACCTAGTGAACGGACAAGACAGACCCCAACTATTTAACGGCACGACATGGACGGCAATAGATGGAACGTCAACGCCTTCAATAACCGGAGTGACGACAACTAACCTGGTGCATGTGTGCGTGTTTAAGTCACGGCTGTATTTTGTGGTCAAAAACAGCATGCAGGTGGTATTTCTGCCCGTTGGACAAGTAGGTGGGGCAGTGGGTACGTTGGATATGAGCGCCATTTTCCGCGATGGCGGGTCGATTATGGCCTGCTATACATGGACGGTGGACGCTGGCGCGGGTGCTGATGACCATTTCGTCGTTATTTCAACGATGGGCGAGGTGGCGATTTACAGAGGCAGCAACCCCGGCGCGGGTGGTGATTTTTCGATAGTCGGAGTGTTTCAGTTAGGTAAGCCTTTAGGCCGTCGATGTGCTGAGAAGTACGGCGGGGATTTAGCAGTCAACACCACAGAGGGCGTTTTCCCGTTGGGGCGCGGTCTTTTGTCAGCAAGTGTCGATAGAACAGTAGCCCTGACTGACAAGATACAGAATAGCGTATCTATTGCAGCGAATTCCTACGGTTCGTCGTTTGGGTGGCAACTGACTTTATACCCTGACGCGAACATGATGCTATTGAACGTACCAAACCCCGGCGGGAATTATCAGTACGCACAAAACACGATCACGGGCGCATGGACAAAGTTTGTCGGCTGGAACGCTAACGTACTACTACATGCCTCGACCGGACTGTACTACGCAGACAATACACGGGTTTATAAGGCATGGCTTGGCGACTTAGACAACACAACACCTATACAAGCTGACTGCTTACCTGCCTTTAATTACTTCGGTAACAAAGCCTTCAATAAGTATTTCACGATGGTCAGACCGTACATTTTGACGACTGGCAGCCCTTCGGTACTTTACGGACTGAACACTGATTACCTAGCCCAAGATGCTCAAGGTACACTGAATTTCACGCCACCTACGGGCATGGTGTGGAGTTCGATGGTATGGGGGCCGATGGTTTGGGGCGGCGGATTGAGACCGATTACCGGATGGAATACAGTAGGTGCGGTGGCAAATAGCGCATCGTTAAGGTTGAAAGTACAGAATAACGGCTCTGAGGTTAGGTTTAATAATGTCGATTATCTTTTCCAGTCGTCCAACTCTGTTTTATAAAGGCTAACTATGTACACTTTTCATGAAGCAAAAATAGCAAACAATTTGCCTGATTTTTGCCGATTGACCAGTGAGCATTACCAAGAAATGAAAGAACGATTAGAAAAAGATGGCATAAAAATTTCGCCATTTAATCCGCAACTAGACAGGTACATCAAATTTAATAATGATGGCTGGTTAAAGTTTTTTATTGTAAAACACGACGCTGAATGTGTCGGATATTGTTTGATTTATATTACCAATGATATGCATAACGGTGATAAAATAGCCAAAGAAGATGCGTTATTCGTTACCCGAAACCATCGGAATGGCATAGGAAAGAAATTAGTGCAGCATGTATTGGCTGAACTAAAAAAACTTGACGTTCAAAAAGCCTATTGTACAGCCGTGACTGACTTAAGAGTTAGCAAGTTATGGCAAAGAATGGGGTTTAAGAATATGGCAACCGAAATGGTTTATGAATTGAGGTAAATATGTGCAGCTCTAGCCCACCCCCCGCACCCGACTACGAATCAGCCGCAAAAGAAACAGCACGAGGTAACTTAGAAGCTACCCGCGCAGCAGTTCGAGCAAACCGCGCTAACCAGATAACACCGTGGGGAAGACTAACCTGGCGGCAAAACCCGACTGGCGGCAGAATAAATTACGACGCTTACAACAAAGCGATGCAGAATTTTAACCGACCGCAAGAACGCGGACCGGCTCCGAAAGCGCCATACCATAGTGGCGAACAAGATTATTACGTTGACCCGATTGAACAAGCAAGATATCAGCGCGAACTTGCCGAATATAACGCGCCAAGAGCTACCGGATCCGCACCAAGACCCGAAGACTTCATGGAATACGACCCAGATTCAGGATGGGAGCAAACCGTTGAACTTGCCCCTGAAGCACAGGCCGCGTTAGACCAACAACTTGCCCTGAACCGTAAATATGGCGAGGTGGCTAATTTAGGTTTTGACCGTGTACGCTCAATATTTGAAAACCCAGAATTAGACGTTGGCGCTTTACCAAAACGAGCTATTGACGTAGGCCAGACCGCGCAGGAAGCGTTATTGGCAAGGCTTAACCCGCAGCTACAGTCTCAAGAAGAAGCCACACGGCAACGACTGGCAAATACTGGCATTGGACTAGGCTCAGATGCTTTCTCGCGTGAAATGGCAATACAAGGCCAGCAAGCTAACGACTTGAGGCTACAGGCTGCATTACAAGGCATAAACCTTGACCAGGCTAACCGCGCTGCTGCACTGCAAGAACAAGCCTATTTACAAGACCGACCGCTTAACCTGATAAATGCCCTACGCGCTGGAAATCAAGTACAAGCCCCGCAATTCCAGCAATATGCACAACAGGCAACCACTTCCGGCCCCGACATGATGAAAGCCGCGCAGCTAGGGTATGGCGCACAATTGAACGCTTACAACGCCGAGCAAGCCTCTAGCCCGTTAAGCGGTCTTTTTGGGTTAGGTATGGGAATTGCCAAGCTTCCGGTTGCTGGCGGTGGTTCTTTGGGTGGTAATTTCATTAAAGGATTATTTTAATGACAGACTACGAACAACAGTTACAACTAGCGCGTGAAAGAGCATTACGCTACGGCCAGCAAGCGCAATACCAAGCCCCGCAAGGCCGCATGGTGGGGAATATATACGTTGCCCCTAACCCGCTTGAATATCTAGCCGCTGGCCTTCGTTCGCTCGGCGGTATGCGTGGGCAACAAATGGCAGAAGATGAGCTAAGACAGCTACAAACTACACGACAGCAAGCTGTAGCTGATGCCTTGCGTGGGTTTAATGAAAACATGCAGGACAGGCCAGCGGAAGTATTGCCGCCTGATGTTGCAGGGCCACCTCAACCCGCCCAACCGCAAAACATACCCGCAGCCTATCAAGCACTAATGCAAGCACCAGACCCTAGTTTACGTCAAATGGGAATGCAGGGAATAACACGCATTCCAGAATTGCAAGCCCAAAGAGAAGAAAAACAGGCGCAAAGAGATTTTCAAAGACAGCAAGCTGAATTGCAAAACCAGCAATTTATTGAGCGATTGCAAATGCAACATCAAATGCGGCTGGAAGCAATGCGCGAACAAAATGCAAGCCGGGAACAAATGGCGCAAGCTCAAAGAGAATTTCAAGAGCAAATGGCTAATATTCGTTCAAGTATTGGGACTAGTTCACAGCCTTACTTTCAACCAGTTCAAACGGCTCAAGGGGTAATGGCGTTTAATGCTAGGACTGGTCGAGTAGAACCCGTAGTCGGGTCAAGTGGTCAGCCCATAATTGGCGCACAATATGACCCTGCTTTGCAAGGTTCTTTGGCTGGCTCTAAAACTGGCGCAACTACTGAGGCAAAACTTCGCACAGAAGCAAGATTAGACGCGCCAAAAGCTATTGCACAAGGCGAAGAAACAATACGTTTGGTTGATGATCTTTTGAAAGCGCCTGGCATGAAACAAGCCGTAGGCGCAAGCCGTATGTTAGGCATTCAAAAAATACCAGGGACTTCAGCAAAAGATTTTGATGTTAGGCTTGACCAACTCAAAGGGCAACAATTTTTGCAAGCGTTTGAATCACTCAAGGGTGGCGGCGCAATTACAGAAATTGAAGGGAAAAAAGCAACTGACGCAATTGCTAGGATGGATGCGGCAGGTAGTGAAGCTGAATTCACTAAAGCTGCAAGAGAATTTCAATCTGTTATTCGACAGGGCGTGGCAAGGGCAAAAAATGCTCAAGGCGTTCAAACTATACAGCCAGCCCAAACTACACCACCAAACGAATTATTTAATGCTGCTGATGCAATTTTAAACAGAGGCAAAAAATGAGCGCAGAAAAATACGCTCAGTGGATAGTCGAAAATCAGGACAAACAAGGTACGCCTGAGTTTGAAACTGTTGCTGCTGCTTATAAAGCCGCAAGGAATCAAACGCCACAAGCTCCACAAGCTCCACAAACACCACAAGAACCCAGCCTATTACAAAGACTAGGCAAAGGTGTTGCTGATTATGCTCGACGTTCTGTAGTGAAAAAATTAAACCGTGCTGCTGGCGCTGTTGAAGGTGCTGGCTCAATTGGCGCTACATTGCTAACCCCTTATGATTTGCTGGCAGGTAATACTCAATCTATTGGAAACCCTGAACGCAGACAAGCAATAGAACAAGGTTTGCAATCAATGGGCGCAGACCCGGAATCGGCAGATTTTCAGGCTGCAAAAATACTTACCCAGATGGCGGGAACCGCTGGCGCTGGTAGTGCGCTTGCCAAAGGTCTTGGAATGATACCCGGTGTGGCTTCACGCGCTCCCGCTCTAATAAACGCATTAAGAACGTCAGGCATGACGACTGGTGCCGCCCCTGTTACCACTGGAGCAAAAGCCGCTGATTTAGCTTTGAGAGCAGGAGCGGCAGGAACAACTGGCGCACTGGCGGGGGGAATGATTAACCCAGAAGATGCGGGAACGGCGGGGGCTGTTAGTGCCGCTATTCCGTTAGTTAGTAGGGCAACAGGGGCAGCGGGTTCTTATTTGGGGCAAAAAATGCGCCCGAAGAATGTTGAACTTGCACAGTTAGCACAAAAATACAACATACCAGTAGGTTTGGGTGATTTGGCAGAAAGCCGTATGGTGCAAGCTGGTAGGTCTATATTAAAAGACACGCCCATCACTGGCGGCATGGCAGCAACCGCGCAAGAAGCAAAACAGGAAGCATTTAATAGGGCTGTTGGACAAACATTTGGAGCAAATGCGCCTAAACTTACCTTAGATGTTATAGACGATGCCAAAAAAACATTAGGCAATAAATTTGACGAGATTTGGAACAACAATAATTTAGTTGTTGCCCCAAACATGCTTCAAACAATTGAAAACGTAAAAAAACAAGCTCAAAAATTGCCAAAAAACGAAGCTGGCGCGGTTTTGCGTGAAATAGATGATTTGTATTCAAAAATAGTGCCCGACGCAAGCGGAAATTCAATTATTCCCGGTGATGTTGCTAATAAATTTCAATCTTATTTGAGACGTAGGGCAGAATCTTTCCCGGCGCTTTCTGATGAATTTACTAAGCTGAGAAAGTCTATTATTGACACTTTTAATGATTCAGTAAAGCCAGAAGATGCGGCAGCGCTTACCCTAAACAGAAGCCAATACAAAGCATTCAAAACGGTTGAACCTTTAATCAGAAATGCAGAATTAGGCATTGCTGGCAGAGAAGCTGGCGACATACCGGCGGCATTGTTACCGCAAGCAGTAAATAGGTCTTATGGCGACTTAAGAAATGTGCCGCTTGCCGAATTATCTAAACTTGGCTCTAGGGTTTTAGTAGATAGAACGCCACAAACTGGTGGGTCAATGAGGGCATTGCTGCAATTGGGCGCTTTAGGTGGTTCAGCTATGGCTGGGCTTCCCGGACTTGCGGCTGGAGCAACTACTGCAGTTGGGATACAGGAATTATTGAGAAACCCACGACTGGCAAATGCTGTAATGAGACCCGGAAGCGGCGCGCCGAATCAATTACTAATTGACCTTTTACGCGCCGGGCAATTAAGCGCACCCGTTATTGCCGCCCAGTAAATGAACGCCAAAACTGATATATGAAAGCGCAAATGGCAAAGAAAATGAGCTTGATGATTAAAAAGTCAATAAAATCCATAGGCGTATTGTAAAGGAAAGCAAGATGGCACGTAACGGTAGTGGAACCTATACCCTACTCACAAATAGCTGGAACCCGGCAACTAACGGTGTTTCTGCTACTGCGGTAGACTGGCAAAACCTAATCAATGACGTAGCTTCTGCGCTTACCCAGTCTTTGAGTGCAGACGGTCAAACGCCAATAACGGGGAACCTGAACGCTGGCAACAACAAAATAACCGGACTTGCGGCGGGGTCTGCGACGGGTGATTCGCTACGGTGGGAACAGCTTTTCAGTCAGGGGCAGCCTGCTAACCTGGCCAGTGCCGCTACTACGGACATTGGCGCACAAAATACGGTATTACTCAACATTACCGGAACCACGACAATTACAAGTTTCGGAACGAACTACAACGGGCCACGTTACCTTAGATTTGACGGAATTCTGACCCTAACCCACAACGCGACTACTTTGATACTACCCGGTGGGGCAAACATAACCACTGCGGCGGGTGATAGTGCAATTGTAGTACCGAACGGAACACCTGCGAATGGGTGGCGGGTGTTAGGGTATCAAAAAGCTGACGGTACTGCATTACTACCTGTACTACCTGCATCAAAAATACAGCCTATTTCGGCTTCTGTTTCTGGTAATGCGCTGACCATTTCTGCATCATCTCTAAACCTAGACTTTAGAAGCACAACACTAGGCTCTGGAACAGTAACGACTGTTACCGGAACTCCTGCGAATTTAGTCATTTCGTCAGGTTCTACGCTTGGAACTACGAACGCGGTACAGTCTGACATTGCAGTGCTGGCAATTAACAACGCTGGAACGATTGAACTTGCTGCGGTAAACCTTGCGGGTGGTACTCGGCTTGATGAAGCTAATTTGATAACAACGACCGCCGAGGGTGGGGCGGGGGCGGCAGATAGCGCAACCGTTATTTACTCCACTACCGCACGAACCAACGTAGCTTACAGGGTTCTTGGAATTGTACGCTCGACGCAAGCCACGGCAGGAACGTGGGCGACAGCACCGAGTTTGATTCAAGGATATGGCGGCAATGGAGCGTTACAGACCGCATTTGCAGCCCCCGGCGCAGCGCCGATGTATGCTTGTCGGGCGTGGGTAAACTTTAACGGCACCGGAACCGTCGCTATCCGCGCCAGTGGGAATGTTTCAAGTATTACCGACAATGGCACGGGCGATTACACTGTAAACTTTGCCACTGCAATGCCCGATGCAAATTATTCAGTTGTCAAATCTGATAATTTTTTCAGTCTTGGCGATGTCCGAGTTTTTAACACTGCGAATGTGACAGTCCGAGTGTATGATTCATTGACCACCCAAGTCGATACTTCGTTTATTTGTGTTTCCATCTTCCGCTAAAGGACAAACATGCCCCAAGTAATCATCTACAAGAAAGATAATGGCGTTTTAGCTGTGGTGCGTCCAACTGAGGAAGCCCTGAATTTATACGGTATTGAAGCCATTGCGCTCAAAGACGTGCCGGAAGGAAAACCGTTCAAAATAATTGACGCTGCTGATGTTCCTACAGACCGCACAGACCGCGCTTTTTGGACATGCGACGACGAAGATTTGACGGACGGATTTGGCGCGGCTTGGGATACGTTTCCGGAGGTTACACAATGAGCATTGTAAAAATAGACAAAACTCTCAACCAGCCGCCACTTGCCGAAATTAAAACAGCAAAGTGGGAAGCCATTAAAGCCGAGCGTGAAAGGCGCACATTAACTGGCGGGTATCAGGCTGGCGGTAAATGGTTCCACTCTGACCTAATAAGCCGTAATCAGCAACTCGGCCTTAACGAAATAAACGGCTCGATACCTCCAGGTATTATGTGGAGCACAATGGACGGGTCATCTATTGAAATGACGTGGGCTTTAGCGCAACAGATTTTGGCGGCTGCATTACAAAGTGACCGGGCTATATTTGACGCAGCAAGAGCGCACAAAGCAGCTATGGAAGCAAGCGCAGACCCGGAAAATTACGACTTTAGTGGCGGTTGGCCTTCAATGTACGGTGAATAATGAAGATCGCTTTTATCTACGGCAAAAAGCCAAGCAGCACACTGACCAAGATATTCACCGGGTCAAGCTGTTATCACGTAGGTTTCACTGACGGCGTGAAATTTTGGGACATGCACCTAATCCGACGCCGTAGATTGTGGTCTATTTACAACAATAAAAAAACCGTTTTAATCGAAGCACCCGTGTCTATTACGGCTGAATACCTTGACCACAAACTCGACACTGACGAAGCTAGATACGGAATAATTGATTACCTATTATTCGGACTGCGCCCTATTTACCATCTTTTCGGAAAAAGTACCCGTAATGCCGGGGGCGTGATTTGTTCTGAAATGGTTGCAGATGATTTGAATGCAAACGGCTGGCGTTACACTTTCAAAGAAGTGCCTAGTCCTGCTGATTTAGAATACGCTTTGGGTGGGAAAAGGGACTTATGGAACAGCAAAGATTAACGGTAAGGTACGAGGTTCCGGTGACTTGGCTAATAGGCGGGTTTGGGGTGGTGGCTTCTTCTCTGTTTTATGCGGGATGGCAAGCGGCTGACCTTAAAACCCAACTAGAAAGCGCTGTTAGATTGGGGAAAGAAGTCATGCAAACTCAACAGGCCATGTCAAAAGAACTTATGGAACTGAAAGTTAAAGACCAGATCACTGACGCTAAAATTGTGCAAATTGAGCAAAGATTGGGTAAGGTGGAAAAATGACCTATTTGATTAGCTTTTTTATTGTCGCTAATGTTATGACACAACCCGTAGTGACTGTTCACGGCTCACAACAAACCTGCGAACTAGCCAAAGCAAAGCTCTTAAAAGACATGCCCAAAGAATACAAGCTAGTGGCTTCTTGCATCGACAGATGATAGTCACGCTCAAACGTGGACAGAGTACAGAGCAAGGCACGTTCGGACGTTTGTTGTTTGGCGGCAACACATTGCACACGGTTGAGTTGCCGTGGCGAGACAATCAAAGGCGGGTAAGCTGCATTCCGGTGGGTACATATGAATGCGCCTTGGTCAATAGCCCACGATTCGGGCGAGTTTACGGGGTGAGAAATGTACCGGGCAGAGACCATATCTTGATTCATGCGTCGAATTTGGCGGGGGATGTGAATAAGGGATGGGTCACGCAATTACACGGCTGCATAGCCCCGTGCGAGAGACTAGGCGCAATCAAGATACCGGACGGACGCATGCAGAGAGCCGGACTTGTTTCACGGCCTGCACTTAGAAAACTGATGGACTGGGCAAACGGGAAAAACTTTACACTGGAGGTGATATGTTAAGCGCAATTTTAGCTATTTTAGGGTCGAGCACGGTAGGCAGTCTGATTGGTGGCATATTCGCTTTCCTGAACAAAAAAGCCGACATTGAGATCAAAAAACTTGACCAAGCTCATGAGCTAGAACTTAGGAAAGAAGACAGGGAACTAGCTAAAATCGAGGCCGAGGGCAGGTTGCAGGTAGCAGTCGCAGAAGCCGAGGGAAGCATAGAATCGGCAAGAATGACGGCTATCGGACAAGCGCATGCAGCCGATAACCTGGACGCTGAGACGGTTAAAAGCGCGGGTGGTTGGGCATGGTTGCTAATACTCACGGACGCTTTCCGGCGCATGATACGCCCTAGCCTGACGCTGTTATTGGTAGGCATGGCGCTATACCTGAACTGGCTGTTAGTCGAGAGACTAGGCGCGGGATGGGAAACCTTGAGCATTGACCAAAGATATGACGCTGCAATGCAGGCCTTTGCGTGGCTTACCGGGCAAGCTTCGGCTGTACTCGGTTACTGGTTTGTCAGTAGAGGGCAAAGCAAGTAAACTGACGTTGTTTCATCTCCTGGCTGGCCTGTCCAGCAATTCGCCCGGCCTAGTGCCGGGCTTTTTTTTACCACAAAAAAGTGCTTGCATAGTCTTTGTGAGTGTGTATAATACTAATCATTCACAGGAGATTAAATATGAAACCTACTCAAGACAGCATAGCTGACATACATACTACGGTAAACGGTATTCCTTGCATTGCAGCCGTGATTGAGTATGACATGGGCGACGATGACGAAGGCACATTGTGCGGCCGCATGAATTGGGTTATTTGTGACCGTAAAGGTTACAAAGCAAACTGGCTTGAAAAAAAATTGACTGTTAAAGAAGAAAGCCGTATCAACAATGAAGTAATTAACTTTATGGAGCGTTTATGTTAAACAAAGTGATTCATTTCCGCAACGAAATTGTCAATATTGCCGGGTATGGCGAAATGACTATCGGAGAAATTGCTAACAGGATATTGTCGGCTGACCCAAACAGAAAGTATTTGACAGATTGCTTGTCAGAGGAAATTGAAAAATTGGAGCGTAAAAATGACCAAGGAGTGAATAAATGACTGACAGAGAAATGCTAGAACTCGCTGCGAAAGCGGCAGGGTACGAGACTATCCAGTTCAGCGACTATTCTGGGTTTCAGATTCTTGACGCTGGATACAGCGGGTGGTGGAATCCGCTCGAAAATAACGGTGACGCCTTTCGGCTGTCGGTGAAGTTGCACATTGACGTGAACTACCGGGATTTAATTGTGTTTGCGGAGCGCCTCGGGCATGTTGAAGTTGGCGCCGCAGAATCAAAAAGGCATACCCCCTACGCCCCTTCATTAATGGCAGTGTGCGGCATTACGTCAAAGGCAGACCCCTACGCAGCCACCCGCCGAGTGATTGTCCGGGCTGCGGCTGAGATTGAAAGGAACAAAAATGGGTAAATTTGAAGCGGAATTTTTAACCTGGGCAATCGGTGCGCTGGTTTTTGGGTTACTAATGATTGTGGTTTTCGGTTTAACGTATGAAGATGTACAAGCAATTTTTGCTTTTCTGGAGGCATTATGAGCGGAACGGTTAAAGACTTTTTTAAGTTGTATTTCCCTGTTGATTTTTTCAAAAACGCATGGAGAAACGGGCTTTCTTTTTTTTGTCAAGATGACGACGCGGCAGAAATAGAAGCGCTGGAGGAAACTATCAAATATCTCGAAAAACGCAAAAGCGTAATCAATACGCAATTAACAATATGTCGATGGGAACTGACACGAAAAAAACAATTAAAAAAGCTTGTTGATTAACTTATTTGTGTGTATAATAATAAAAGGAGGAAAACATGACACAGCAACAATTTTACGAAACAGTTCAAAAACAGGAGCAATGTATGGAACAAAAGGCAGCATTTGCATTTGTGCGCGCCCAGGCAGGATTTGGCGCAGCATTGAAAACCAGCACTAACCCGCATTTTAAGTCGCGTTATGCTGACTTGTCGGCCTGTGTTGAAGCGGTTATCGACAGTCTGCACAAAAATGGCTTTGCGTTGTTGCAAAAAACGCACGAATGCGAAACCGGCGTGGCGGTGGAAACCATATTGATGCACGAATCCGGCGAACAAATTAGCGGCGGCATTTTGCGCGTGCCTGCCAGCAAGCTAGACCCGCAAGGTTACGGCTCGGCGCTTACTTACGCCCGGCGTTATTCGTTGATGGCAGTGTGCGGAATTGCGCCAGAGGATGATGACGGTAACGCTGCCAGCAAGCCTAAAAAACCGATGCAAATACCTGCTAACACTGCCGGACAGGATTACCTGGAAAAATGCGGCGAACAGGAACGCGCCCTGATTCTTGATTTTGCGATGGAAATAGAAGGCGCTGACGATCAGGGCGCTTTTGAAGCATACACCAGAGCCAAGGCCGAGCTAGACACCGACCAGCAAGCGGCGTTATGGTCAAAAGTAAACAGTCAAAAGCGGTCTGCAATTAAAAAAATCGGTCAAGCCAAGACTTTAGCAACTGAGATTGTGCCGTGATATTCAGGCTAGTACATACCGCTGCGCGTGAAAACGCTGTTAACGCCGTTAGGCAAGCGCCTGATGGCTGGGTGGTCAAGATCACAGAACCGACGCGAAACCTGGAGCAAAACGCACTTTTACACGCTGAATTGCATGAACTTGCTCAAACTAAGCAATGGTGTGGAATGACGCTGGACGTTGACCAATGGAAACGCCTGATGACCAGCGCATGGCTTCGGGCGACGGGACAGGGTGCAATCTATGTGCAAGCGCTTGACGGTCTGGGTATGGACGTGCTTTACAAGCGAACCAGCACAATGACCAAAGCTGAAATGTCAGAGTTGATTGAATACGTTAAAGCGTGGAAAGCAGAGAATGTACAGGAACAAAAAAATACTTGAAGCTTGCCGTGAGTTGCCTTGCCAGCACTGCGGCGCAGAGGATGGAACGGTAGTGGCTGCACACTCTAACCAGCTTCGAGATGGAAAAGGGCGGGGAATTAAAGCGCACGATTACAGGGTGGCGGCATTATGTTTTCGGTGTCACGCTGACATAGACCAGGGCAGCATTTTAAGCAAAACAGAGCGCATAGAAATATGGGAGGAAGCGCATAGAAAGACCATCGGACAACTTTTTGAGAGAGGAGTGATAAATGTACACGCATGAGGGGATTTTGCAGAAGCTAGACGAAAAAGTAAACGTGAAACTGAGAATCAACGGACGACTTTGGGTTGACCAAAACGGCAGAAAGTTTTCACGTGAAACAGGAAAAAGGCCGCTGGATTCAACGGCGGGGATTCGATTGTTACTTACTTCAATTAAGGAAATGGCATGAAAAAGTTAATTGTAGCATTGTTTTTTGTTTCGTCATCAGCGCACGCAATAACCGGCAATGAGCTTCTTGCGTTACTCGAAAACAAAGAGCCGGGCGTCAGGGTGTATGGTCTTGGTTATATAAGCGCTGTTGCAGACATGACACGCGGCACGATTCAATGCCCAAACCCTAATGTGACCTACGGACAAGCGCAAGATATTGTGATTAAGTTTGTGAAAGAAAATCCCGAAATCAGGCATTTTCCCGCTTCGCAAATTGTGACTTTTATACTCAAACAAACATGGCCATGCAAAGGTGAGATATGACACTTTCATACGAATATGCCAGGTGTTCAGCAAAAAAGTGCGCGCAAAAAGAAAAATGCTTGAGGTTTACATCGCCTGGGCGACCCGTCGGGCATCAAGTGTATTCTGACTTTGAGGCATTTTTAATTCCCGACAAAAAGTGTGATTTTTTCATAGGAGACGAAGATGAGAGCAAGAAAGAATGACCCGCAAACAAGCAAAGACGCCGCAAAAAAAATAGGCTCAGTAACAACGATACATTACCGCGCTATTCTGTTAGCTTTGTCTGAAATGAAAGACGGAACGGCTGACGAAATAGCAAAGAATTGCTGTCTCGACAAGTATCAGATTTGCAGAAGATTACCTGAAATTCCGCGTTATGTTCGTTTGACTACTCAAGTCAGACAGACTAAAACCGGCAGGAACGCTAGAGTGTGGGCAATAACAAAAACAGGGCTTGCGTTTTTGAGAAATTCAAATAAAATTAGATAACGCCGTGAGAAGCGTAAAAAAGGTCGGCATCAAAGCTGTCTTCATTAGCGACTGGCTCAAGATGCCGTTTTTCACTTAAAAAGTGCGCCGACCCGGTAATTCTCACCTTGGGCTGGTCACTAATGAGGACAGTATGAGTACAAAGATCATGGCCTTGGTCTGGCCGCTTCAAATGCCGCTGCTGGCAAAATCTGTATATATATCCCTGGCTGATAATTCTAACGATCACGGCACCTGCTGGCCGTCGATAGCTACTATTTGCGAAAGGGTTTGCGCGTCAGAAAGGGCTGTTCAAAATGCTGTTTTGTGGCTAGAAAAAAACGGCGCACTGACACGCGAAATGAGCACCGGGAGATCGACTAAGTATTTACTAACCCCCGCAGAATATGCACCCCCGCAGGAAATGCACTCCCGCACCAAATGCACCACACCCCCGCAGGAAATGCACCCCACCCCCGCAGAATATGCACCCCACCCCCGCACCACGTGCACCCTAACCGTCATAGAACCGTCAAAGAACCGTAAGGGAACCGTCAATATAACGCCCGATAATTTGCTGGCCGAGGTTAGCGAAAAAATAGCGCATGATTTTATTGCACTGAGAAAAGCCAAAAAAGCGCCGGTCACGGAAACCGCGCTTGCTGGAATCAAACGCGAAGCTGACAAAGCCGGGTATTCGCTTGAACGCGCATTGCAAACCTGTTGCGAGCGGGGATGGGTTGGATTCAAAGCGGAATGGGTTGACAAAAACGTACCAATGGTTGACAAAAACGACGCAAAAACACGAAACCTGGAAGCAAAACGCATGCTTGGATTTTTGGACGAGGTGATTGATGTTTAAAGCTGATTTTGACGACTTTGAAGCATTGCTGGTCAGTACAGCAGAACTGATGGGCAAGAACCCGCCTAAATCGGCTCAGATTGCGATGTTTTTCCGTGTCATGGCTCGGTATAGCATCGAAGACATTAGAAGCGCTTTAGAGGCGCATTTACGTGATTCTGACCGAGGCCGATTTTTTCCCGCCCCGGCTGACCTGATCGCAAAGATAGACGCACGACAAGACCCGCGCCCGGACGCTGACGAAGCGTGGGCGACCGCACTGAAAGCGCAAGATGAGTTTGAAACCGTGGTTTGGACGCAAGACATGGCGCAAGCCTGGGGGATTTGTAAGCCTGTGCTGGCGATGGGCGACGAAGTGGGAGCGAGAATGGCATTCAAAGACGCTTATAACCGGATTGTGCGCGAATCTAAAGAACGCGGCGAGAAGGTAGTCTGGAATGTGTCGCTTGGCTTTGACGCAAAAAAAAGAACGCAAGCGATAGAACACGCTCGACAGATAGGACGTGATGTTCCGTTGCTGGAAAACAACGTGCCATTGCTTGAACAAAAAATGCCGGAGGGTGTGCGGAAAAAACTTAAAGACCTGCTTTCGATACTAAAGTTACCAAAACCTGCCTGGCATGAAAAAGGCGAAGCTGAACGCGCAGAGTTTGATGCGCGGAAAAAACAGGCTGAAAAAAAAGTACGCGAGTATATTGATTTGTGATTGTTTTGTGTGTATAGTTGTTTTTAATTAAGGAGAGAAGCATGGGATTCCGCTCGACGTTTACGACGCAACACTACGCCATTCAGTGGCCGCAGTGGTTTCTGGACAAGTACGCTGGCGCGATCTGGTTCACAGAGGATGGAATCGGCCCGCTGCACTCTGTGCGAGAGGACAAGACCTACGACCGGTGGAAGGAACTTCACACCGACATTCAGCGCGCAATCGACTGGACAGACGAGCGTCGGGCGCCCGACAACTTCGTGTTGGTTTACCTGCACGAGTGCGGCGGCATCACGCGCTGCCAAATTGAGAAGGACGCGATTAAGTGGAGCGAGCCGGATGATTGGCGCATTACTGAAGGCGTAGAACACAAATACTGCTACGGCTGTTCTGATGTCTAACGCCAGGTTAACCGCTCCCGACACGGCGCACAGGAGAAACGCTTGGGCGGTAGTGGCGCGGGCTGTTGGTGCGGCCTGACAATCAAAAGAGGGTAATTATGTTTTTAGCTATTCCGATTGTTTATTGGCTAACATGGGCATTTTTTATAGTTAATGACATGCTAGAAATAGGTATTTTATACGCAACTTGTGCCGCGCTTTTAACCATGTTTGTTTTATCAAAACTGGAAACAGGAAAATGGACATGGGCAATAAAAGCTTTATTTGGCAAGGAAGATTAAAAACAAGCGTGTAACTGAATAGTCCGGCACAGGAGCCGAAAGGCCTGAAAATGTATAGCCTGAATTTACAGGTGAACCCTATTGACGAATAGGGCTACGGGCATCGCGGGGTGATAAGCCCCGCCTAAAAATGAATGGAGAGAAACATGGATATTTATAAAGCAATATCATTGATCGCGTTATTTATTTTATTGATTGCCCTTCTATTTATTCATTTTAATAATCGCAAAGTTTTAGCGGAGTTAGAAGAAAGACGAGTATTAGCTAGTGCAAAACTTGATCTTATGGAATTAGACAATGAATTATCAAACTGGTTATATGCACTAGGATTGCCGCAACTAGAAGAAGAAAAAAAACGGCATGAAATGGCTTGTCGATTGCGCACCATATTGATAGAAAAGCTTTTGAGGCAAAAAGTTCCACAAAAAACATTGCGAGAAGAGTTAACGGAAGCGTTTTATTCAAGAGACAGGAAATGAACATGGCAAAAATGACAATCACAATTGACCAGCAAATAAAGTGTCTTGCCAAAGAAGTTAAGCGCAGAAAAAAAGTATTTCCTGCGCTGATTGAGCAAGGGCGATTAACTGATGAAAATGCGACGATTGAGATAGTAACAATGCAGCAAGCTTTGCAGACATTAACTCAATTGCGTGGTCTTGTTCAATGACGACAAACTAAAATCAAAGGTAAAAATGGGATATAGCACTACTTTTGAAGCCTGCCCAGACTGCAATCAGCGCGGAGTTGCCAACGCGCTGTATTGGGACGGAGAGGTATTGGCTTGTCCGGTACATGGTGAAGTTACTGACAGTGATCGCATGGCTGAGTACCGCCGACTTGGAAGCCTGTTCCTGCTGGGGAAAGTGCCGACACAAAAACCGCCCTTTCAAAAAAATGAAAGCTAATGAAAAACATGGAAAAAATTAAACAAAAGCAAATATCAAAAAAACGGCTAGATTATATTAATCAAGTGCTTAAACGGTGCGAACGGTTAAAGATACTTAATGAAAGTGAAAATATGGAAAACGCCAAAAAGGAGGACGTAGAGTTAATTCAAGACCTTCGGAAGCTAGGTATTTTGAAAGCTCCGAATAACGGATAAGGAGTAGGAAAAATGCAAACTTATGGAAAAATTAAACAACAACTACCGGCTGGCGAAAGGCTGGATTTGATTCGTCAAGTGTTTGAACGATGCAAACGGTTAAAGCTGCAAGCGCCATTGCTGTCTGATCTTGATGATTATCTTGATGGTAAGACATCAGTAATGCCCCCTGTGGTCGATGAAAAATCTAACGGAACGGAAAGATGGAAGGAGGTAGAAAGCCCATGCTAGAAGCGCAAGGATTACCACTACTTATAGCGTTAAAAGCACTGTTACTGATTGTGGCGATAGCTCTTTTTCTGCTTGGATTGCGGTCTGACTTCCCCATATGGCTGCGGCTAATGCCATTGGCGACAGCGCCCATAGTATTTTGGCTATGGTTGGAGATGCCAAGTGTTCTGAAATAAATTTCAACATGCCAAAACTCTAACGACCAAGCTAACCTGCCTTTGCCGGCAACGGAGGTGAAATGACCGAAGAAAGTACGCCGGCAAAGGTCCGGTTCAGCGACCAGTTAGGCCAACTGCTGGAGGAATGAGATGAAATATGCACGTCCCTTAATCATCGGCCTGTCGGTAGCCGTGATGGCTAGAGCTGTTGGCCTTGAATCATTCTCTGGCGCATGGTGGGCTTTCATGATCGCAGCCAACACGCTTGCAACTTTTGCAGGCACGGGTGGGCGGGCCTAACGGCAAAGTTCAGCGGGGCGAAGCATTTGATGGAACGATGGGTTAGGTGAAAAGGAAAAATGATGAAAATTTCTGCTGAAGGCGTTGCTTGGATTTTACTTGTTCTTGTTTGCGTTATTGGGTTACTTTTGGATTATTACAAAGCTTAAAGTTATTGAAGGAAAAATGATGAAAAGCTGGAACAGCGACTTCGACAAGCGATTCAATCGCATGCAACGTTTTGTGACGTGGTTTATTGGCGGCGTGCTCGTGCTAATCCTGTGCATCTGGGTCGGCGGCGCGGTGTTGGCATACAAGGCCGTGACCGTCGCAGGCGAACAAGATTGGAGCGGCGGCATCAAGCCGGTAATTGAACGGCTGTGGTGCGGCAAGCCCGGGTGCTTTGGCGACTAACGGATAAGTTCAGCGGTGAGCGTAGCGAATCCGCAGGAACGTAGTGTTATGTGAAAAGGAAAAAGGAGCGAGAAAATTATGAACACTTATAACGATAAACCTATGAGCAAGTGGCTTGGCGAAACGTTGCAAGAAATGGCAGAAATGGAAATGGCAACAACAGAAACCCGTTGCCAACACTGCGGGTATCTCAACCGCTATCGTCACCCGGTCGTTGCGAGACAAAGCGATATTGAATTGTTTGAAAGCATGATGCGCTCGGCGTTTGAAGTTATGGATAGGCATGGAATAACAGCAAACTTGTTGGCAGATATTCGCGCACAATGTTTAATTTCGATGGCAAACAAAAACGCTGCAAAGGAATAAGTTAATGAAAGACTACAGTGAAGATGTACTAAAAATACAAGAAGCCGGGCGCAAACTGCCAGAGCTTATTATGAAAAACAGACAGATGGCGCTTGCTTTCTTGTCTCAAAATATTATTGCGTCGCAAAAAATAATTGAATACATCGCAGAAACCTATGAGGCAGCAAACGAATGAGCGCTCCGAGACTTTTGAGCGTTTCTGCTGCGCCGTCGAGAATTTTCATGATGGGGAAAGAGATAAAGTCGCGGACTACTTGCGAGACATTGAAGCCCGACTTGGGCGCGACATTGCCGAACGCGTCAAAACCAGCATTCTTGCCTGTGCGAAGTCATCGGGCTGGCTTAGAGATGTCGAAAGGCTGCGCGTTAAGCCCTAAGGAGCGCGAGCTAATGCAGATATTCGGCAGGCTTCCATTTTCTTTTGAGTGTGATTGGGACAAAAGGCTTGAACCTGCCGCGTAAGTGTGTAGAATGAGATTATGGACACTAAAAAAATCGGCAAGCCAAAAACAATTGAAGACGCAAAGCGCGTGAATATCTACATTTCAAAAAAAGCGCATGAAAAAGCGAAAAAGATCGGCGGCGGGAACTTTTCCGCTGGCGTGACTAAGCTGATAAATGAGTATGCTAATCGGACTTGACCCCGGTACAAATACGGGAGTAGCTATATTTGAGGACGGAAAGCTCACAAAGCTAACCACCTGGACGCCGATTCAGCTAATAACGCTGCTTCCTAGCCTTTCCGTTACAAGCGTGATATTTGAGGATTCGCGCTTGACTTCGCCAGTCTGGAGCCGGGGCACTAGCCAAGCTGCACGCATGAAGATAGCCCGGAATGTCGGGCAGGTTGACGCTATATGCAATTTAATATGCGCCATATGTGAAGAAATGAAGATCAGCGCTCACGGAATAAGCCCGAAGCACAAAGGGCGCAAGCTGGACGCTGAGACTTTTAACAAGCTGACGGGCTGGCAGAAAAAAAGCAACCAACACGAGCGCGATGCGGCAATGTGTGTTTTCTCACATGGTGGGATAAAAAGGCTTGCATAGTCTGTTTAAGTGTGTATAATTCTCTGCATGGTTAGCAATAAAGCTAATTAACACCAGGAGAATGAAAAATGAGCATCACTGTAAAAAACAACAGTTTTATTTTTGACGCAGATTCTGAGCTAGATGAAGCCAAAACAGTCGCGCAAGAATTGTTCGGAGACAGGTTTTCTTTAATCGGTCTGGGAGACAACATTTTCAAATGTGTACAAGAGGGTGACGGCGTGAACTGTTCTATATCAGCGTTGCCTGACTTACTCGAATGGTGGGATAACGATTGGAACATCAATCATTTCAAATAATTGCAACCCAGCAATAAAGTTTTTTAATAATAAAAACAGTGGCGCAAGCCCCTACAGGAGAATGAAAATGACCATAATCATTTTAGAAGACAAAGTAATAGACATGACGTGGGATGAGTTTGTAAGTGCTGCGGGGTGGGTATGACTGACCGTAAACTGATGCAGCAAGCGCTGGAGGCGCTGATAAAAGCACATCCATATTCAAACTCAAACAAAGACTTGGATGGACACAGCGAAGCCATCGCCGCACTAGGCGAGAGGCTGGCGCAGCCAGAGCCACTGCAGCGTTTTACTGACGTGCAGCAAGAGATAGAGGCCGCATTAACGCCAGAGCAAGACCCGGTGGCGTATGTACTTCGTACACTAAGTAGCAAGTCAATCAGTGATGAAATTGCGCCTACGGGATGGTCAACGTTTGAAAGCAAGATTGAGAAGTTACGCGCCGATCCTTGGGTACAGAACGGTATTGCTGAGATTGTTCCGCTTTACACCTCCCCACAACAGCGCGAATGGCAAGGACTGACAGACGAGGAGATTCAAACGACATGGGACAGCGTAATGGACGGTGCTGTTTCTACTCGCAGGGAAGTTTACAAAACCATCGAAGCTAAATTAAAGGAGAAAAACACATGCAAGTAAAAGAGCTTATTGAATCACTAAAACAAATGCCGCAAGATGCATATGTGTGGCACTTGTGGGACGGTGAGGCTCGGACACAAATAAAGCATGTATGGCTGGCACGTGAAGGGCGCGTAATTACAGCAGATGATAAACAAGTGTGTTACACGGGCAAAACACGTCCCAAAGGATCGCCGACCGAGAAAAAAGAACCATATTGGAAAACACCAGTATCAAAGCCGGCAGATGAAGATGATAAATGGTATTAGTCACACACTAAAGGAGAAAAACACATGAGCAAGGAACGGAACCCGCGTCCGGTTGGGCGCGATGTTGAATTTTGGGATTACGGCAAGCACGAGCTAGATGGGCATCAGCAGTCCGGTGATATTCACGGGAAGTTCTTTGGCACTTGGCTGCGCCGGCACGACAAGATGAATATTATAATTTCGTTCGGTGACGAGACAAAGCGCTATTGGCTCCAAATGGGGAATTGCTTTTACGGCAATTATGCAACCCTGGAACTGGCGGCGATTGAAGCGGACAGGCTATTGAGTGCTGACCTCGCCAATAAACCGAAATGAAGGAGAAAAACACATGAAACTTTACGTTGAAGAAAACTCACACGGCATGACCCTGCGCGACTATTTTGCAGCGAAAGCTATGTCAGCAGTCATTACTAATAGATTGGAAGAAGCAAGAACATCAGGCAACACATATAAAAACCCGACACTTTCAGAAATTCTTGCTGAAGACTGCTACATCGTTGCCGATGCTATGTTGAAAGCAAGGGGGAATAAATGACACGAGACAATATACTCCGCATGGCAGACATAATACGCATGGCAGATGAGGCTAATATAGAAACATTTGAAGAAGAAACTATGCGCTTCGCCGCCCTTGTCTACGCAGCAGGAGCCACAGCAGAGCGTGAAAAATGCGCAAAAAAGTGTGAATCATACATAGCTGCCGGAATTGGTAAGGAAATGGCAGACGCAATAAGAGCAATGAGCAATGAATAACTTTGAAAACATATGGAATTTAATGGAAGACGTGCAAATTGCCGCTGAAAGACACAATTTTGGCAAGCAATGGGCAGAAATGCTTGAAAAAAAAGATTATGATTCTTTGAAAGAAGCAGAACGCGCAGCAGAAAAAGCGGAGTCAATATGTCGTTATCTCAGAGTTGCTTTGATCTGGAAAGCTAAAGAAAGACTAGAGCTAGAAACTCAGGAAAGACTATGGAAAGAACGAACCCAAAAGGCTACTACACTGAAAACATAAATTTTTCGGTTGAGTTTTACAATTCAGCGTGGATAATGAGGTGTAGATTCCAACAAGACGAGTTAGCGAAAACGCAAGAGCAAAAGGACGCAATTGATTACTGGATAAATTCAAACAAGCGTAAATACAAAGAAATGCAAAAACAGTAAAAAAGCGTTATTTTTCATACTATTGCACTATTTTTGCGATTGTGTAGAATAAGAGCATGAGTGAAAAAATATCAAAATCTGGCCGAGGTGGGCATAGAGCTAACGCAGGAAGGCGTAAGGGAAGCCAAAACAAGCTTACTGCTGACTTCAAAGAGACAGTACGTAGACTGCTAGACGAAAACAGCCAGAACGTCCAGGAATGGCTTAATCAAGTCGCCACGGGGTCACACGGAAAAGACCCGGCACCTGAAAAAGCGCTAGATTTGCTATGCAAGCTGGCAGAATACGCAGTGCCGAAGCTGGCCAGAACCGAGATGGTCGGAGACGAAAAACAGCCGCTACAAAAAGTGATTAAATGGGCGCAGGACTAGCCCGTGAAATAATCATCCCCTATTCACCACGGGATGCTTTCAGGAAATTCCACAAACGCACTGAGCGCTGGGCGTGTCTGGTAGCACACCGGCGAGCCGGAAAAACGGTGGCGTGTATCAACGACCTGATACGCCGGGCATTTTTAGACGGTAAAGCAGAAGGACGTTATGCCTACATTGCCCCGTTTTACCGACAAGCAAAAAGCATTGCCTGGGATTACCTGCTTAAGTTTTCTGAGCCGGTCAGGGTAAACGCCAACGCTTCGGAATTGTGGGTAGAACTGCTGAACGGAGCCAGGATTAGACTTTTCGGCGCAGATAACCCGGATTCATTGCGCGGACTGTACCTGGACGGCGTAATACTGGATGAGTATGCAGATATGCGCCCTAGGGTATGGGGTGAGATTATTCGACCCTTATTGGCTGACCGGGAAGGCTGGGCGGTATTCATCGGAACCCCCAAAGGTCACAATGGATTCTACGAAATATGGCGCACCGCACAAGCCTCGGATTCTTGGTATGCGGCAAGCGTAAAAGCTAGTCTGTCGGGCATATTGCCTGCCAGTGAGCTATCCGACGCCAAGCACGGAATGACTGAGGATCAATACGAGCAAGAGTTTGAATGCTCATTCGAGGCGGCAATTCTTGGTGCGTACTACGGCAAAGAGCTTCGGCAGTGCGAACAGGCTGGGCGCGTTACGACTGTTGAATATGACCCGAATATCCCGGTTTATACAGCCTGGGACTTGGGTTATCACGACGATACGGCAATATGGTTTTATCAAGTCACGCATACCGAAATACACTGCATAGACTATTACGCAGCTTCCGGGCTTTCTATTGAAGATTATGCAAAGGCGGTAAATACCAGAGGCTACCGATACGAAAAACACTGGCTGCCCCATGACGCAAGAGCAAAGACGTTGGCAAGTGGCGGCAGGTCGATCATTGAGCAACTGATTCCGTTACTCGGCGGCGCTGGAAAGCTTGCAATTGTGCCTAGTCTTAGTGTTCAAGATGGCATTCAAGCGGTTCGATTCATGATGCCTCGCGTGTGGTTTGATCGGGAAAATTGCGGCGATGCGGTAGAAATACTTAAACAGTATCAGCGTGAATATGACGAAGATAAAAAGGTATTTCGAGAGAAGCCGAGGCATGATTCATCGAGCCACTGCGCCGACGCTTTCCGTATGCTTGCTTTAAGTTGGAAGGAAAACAAGCCGAAAAACCCTGAAAAAGAGCCGATTTTTCACATAAAAGCCGGAAATAATGGGATAATAACCGTGCCGCTGGATGAGTTATGGCGCGAAACACCGCGACGAACAGAAAGGTACTAATGAGCGTTTTTATTGTATCCACAAACGAAACCGTAAGGCTTGGAACTGGTGCCGTACAGCCTGCGGACGCTTTTATCAACGGGATTTTGGCTAACGGCGACCTGAACCGGGCAATTGCGACTGGTGGCGACGAATATGCCAACGGGCTTTTGATGACTGACGCCGGTCAGATTCGATACTTTGACGCCACTGCTGGACTTGCGGTAGATGTAGTCTGGTCTAATGGCCTCCCCCGTGCTAATAATGGCGCTTTATGCGTATCTACCGGGGCAATAGAAACATATTCAAACGGCACGCCGATGGTAGCAAACGGCGCGGTTAGGGTGGAGATAGTACCTTGAATGCACTTTCAATTAACCCGGTTGACGCTGCACAAAAGTGGAATGCAGAGCTAAAACTTGCCAAGCGCGAAGATGAAAAATTTATCGAGCGCGGCGATAAGATAGTTAAAAGATATCGAGACGACCGCGCCGGCTGGGCTACTAGCGGGAAGCGCTTTAATATATTGTGGTCGAATATCCAGACCATGATTCCAGCGCTGTACAGCAAAACGCCACGGGCAGAGGTGGCCAGGCGCTGGAAAGACTCCGACCCGGTTGGACGTACCGCTTCAGTGATTCTTGAGCGCTGTTTACAATACGAGATTGACCATTATGGCGACTTTGACAGCTCGATCAGGCTGGCAATAACTGACCGACTGCTGCCTGGCAGGGGCGTAACCTGGGTGCGTTTTGAGGAAAAAGAACAGGCAATGCCAACGGATGCCGCGCCAGGAATTGAGGGCGGCGAGGCGCAAATAACGCCGATGGCTTACAAATATGAATGCACGCCCGTCGATTATGTGTTCTGGAAAGACTTTCGATACTCACCGGCGCGAAGCTGGGACGAAGTGACGTGGGTTGCTCGCCGGGTGTACATGAGCCGAGCGGAGGGTATTAAGCGGTTCGGTGAAGACTTCAAGCAAGTACCGTTAGTCCATGAGCCTATTGGCCTCGACGAATTACAAAAGAATGGTGTCGAAAGTGAAAACCTGGACGACATGAAAAAGGCTGAAGTCTGGGAAATCTGGTGCAAAACGTCGAAAATGGTGTATTGGGTGGCTCAAGGCCATTCTAAGACGCTAGACATTAAAGACGACCCTTTAGGCTTGGATAACTTCTGGCCATGTCCTAAGCCTTTGTTTGCGACGCAAACCACTGACACGTTGGTGCCGGTTGCTGATTTTTCGCTATACCAAGACCAAGCCGAAGAAATCGACATGCTGACAAACCGTATCGGTATGCTAGTCGAAGCTGTTAAGGTCGTTGGAGTGTATGACGCAAACCAGCCAAGCGTACAAAGGATGTTGTCTGAAGGTGTCAACAATACATTAATCCCAGTCGATACTTGGGCGGCATTCGCAGAAAAAGGCGGTCTAAAGGGTGTTGTTGACTTCCTGCCGCTGGAGTCTGTATTACAAGCATTAGCACAATGCTACAACGCCAGAGAGCAAGCCAAGCAGGTCGTATATGAAATCACCGGCCTGTCAGACATCATCCGAGGCGCTTCGATGGCCTCGGAAACTGCTACCGCGCAACAGATCAAGAGCCAGTACGCAAGTCTGAGATTGAGGCGACTACAAACAGAGGTAGCCTTGTTTTCCTCTGAGATTCTGCGAACAAAAGCACAGATTATGTGCGACTTTTACTCGCCACAAACACTGTACGAAATGTCAGGTATCGGCGGCACTCAGGATGCCCAATACGCTGAACAGGCAATAATGCTACTCAAGAGTGAACCGTCCAGGGGCTTCAGAATTGAAGTCGCGGCAGATTCTCTAGTCGAAATGGACGAAGCCACGGAAAAGCAGAACCGTTTGGAGTTTCTAACGTCAGTAGGCACGTTCATGGAGCGGGTATTGCCGGTTGCTCAACAGGTGCCGGAGCTTGCCCCGCTGATGGGTGAGATGCTCATGTTCGGCGTTCGGGCATTTAAGGGTGGGCGGTCGATGGAAGCCGCTTTTGATTCTGCGCTGGCAAAACTAAACGAACCTAAGCCACCCGCAGAACCGCAGCCAGACCCGGAGCAAATGAAAATGCAGGCCATGACGCAAGTTGAGCAGACTAAAGCGCAGATTGAGCAGGCCAAACTACAAACTCAAGGGCAAATCGAGCAAGCCAAGCTGCAAGCAAGTTTGCAGATTGAGCAATTCAAAGCAGGACAAGCCCAGAATCTCGAAATCATGCGCCAGCAGGCTGAAACAGAACGCGCAGAAATGAAAGCCAGGATTGACGCTGAAACTAAAATCACAATTGCACAAATGACCGCGCAAGCGGCAGAAAAGCCAGCGGTATCAGTACAAATCGAGGGCGAAAATCATTTACAAAAAGTTGGCGACGAAGTAAAAATGATGGCAGACCAGGCCGCTAACATATTGAGCGACCAACAAAACAACATGGCGCAAGCTGTAGCAATGTTGGCTGATGCGGTCACTAAAATGAACAAGCCGAAGCGTAAAATTGTGGAGCGTGGGCAGGATGGTCGAGCGATTGGCGTCATTGAAATAGAAACGGATTAAATATGGCTGTTAATTACAGAGCATCACTAAAAACAACGCGCATGACTGCGGCTAGGGATGATATTGATTCTGGCACCGGCGCTGGTACGCTGGAAATATGCACATCGGGCTATGCTTTGGTGCTGGCTACGTTCACGTGTAATGACCCATGCGGCACAGTAAGCGGAGATGTTTTGTCGTTTTCTGGACTGACGAAAACGGCGACTGCCGGAAATACTGGAACTGCCGTCATTGCGCGGTTCAAGAACAGTTCAGGCACGGACATTGTTACCGGCCTGACCGTTGGAACATCCGGCACTGATATTATTATCAGCCCGTCAACTACGATCACATCGGGGCAGACCGTCGAGTGGACGGCTGGAAGTATTACGCATAGCGCATAAGGTGAAATATGTCAGATAACGTAATTTTGCCGGGAACAGGGGAATCAGTCGCCACTGATGATATTGGCGGCGCTCAATATCAGCGAATCAAAATAACTGATGGTCTCGCAGATTCTACCGTTCCTATGCGTGTGCGTGACATTAACCCGTTGGCGTCCGACGCTGGAGCCATTGTTCGTCAAGCGCCGTGCGATGTTTGGTCGGTTGGATTTGCTGCAAGCGGTTCAAGCCTTTTGGCGACTGAACTCACTCAGCGGCGACTTGGCACTGGAAAAGGCGTCACTCAGGGTTCCAGCAACCTCTTAGTGACGACCGGCACGACGGCAAACAGTGAATTTCTAGCACGAAGCACACAATCATTTCGGGGTGCTTTTACTGCACGCGCTAAAACCATTTTAAGTCAGAGGATCGCTAACAATAACTTTGTGGCGATGATGGCTGATTCGATTGGTGAGGGGTTATCTTGCACAATTAACTCAGCTACCAGCATCACGGTCACGATACCGAGCAATCCGTTCACTTCTGAAAACGTCGGCCAGTTCATGTTTGTCGGCGCGATCAACGGCGCTAACGGTGTGCCTGGCCGGTATGCAATTGCTTCTGTATCTGGCAATAACGTCAACTTTACTGTTGCTGGCTGGCCTGCCTCTGGTTCTTGTACTGTTGACCTGTTCGGCTGGAATTACATTAGAACGCTTTACACCGGCACCACTGCGACCAATGCTGCTGTTGACGCGCAGCGGCGCGGATGGAACTCTGGCGACACCACGGCGACAATTAACACTACAGCCTCGCCGGGGCATGTAATTCAGATGTTTGTTGATGGTCGCAACGTGAGTTGGGCAGATACAACTGTCGCCTCAAGCACTGCGCCGACTGTTACAACTCGCGCAAGCCGCATAGAAAACATCCCTGACGATGACGTAGAGCTGTACTTCTACTTGTGGAGCTTCAACGGCACAACCGCGCCAGCCAGTACAACTACTTGGACAGTCGGATTTATTTCAGTAGAAGATACAGTCAATGTACCAACTTTCATAGCGGGTGTTAGACCGTTAGGCGGTCAAGCCCCATTACCTGTTAGCGGTACGTTTTTCCAAGCCACACAACCTGTGTCTGGAACGGTTACTGCGAACATCGGCACAGGTTCTATTGCTGCTGGTACTAATGCCATTGGTGACTTTGGTGTCCAGTATCGAGCTAACGCAACAGGCGCGGCAACGCTGACGAACGTTAACTGCCCCGCAACTCCAGCCGCGCAACAGATTAGAAGCGGTGCTGGTCGATTGGTCGGCATGGTGGTAACAAATACCGCCACGGCTGCACGATGGGTCAAGATTTTCAATTTATTATCTGCTTCAGTCACGCCGGGTACGACTTCTGCGCTTGCAGAATTTGGCATTGCTCCAAACTCAACTGTAAGATGGAACGCGGAAGGTGGCGCAGGATTCTCGACCGGCATCACAATTATGGTGACTGGTGGACAAGGATTGACAAATAATACAGCGGTAACAGCAGGTGATGTTACCGGGTTTACACTTCATGCTTAAAGGGAAAACATGACTATTCAGCAAATTTTGGAAATGGCTAATCGTCGTATTGCATATTTACAGCAAAACAGAATAGCCGCAGAACGTATTGGTGACGTTGACACGGTGACTCGTATTGACAATGAGATTGCTCAAACCGAAGAAACCATAACAAAGCTTCAATCTTTAATGGATTAAATGCTATTACTGCTGTTTAACCAGCCGGTAAGTAGTAATCCAACATTAAATCTCGGCGCGACTGAAGCGCCTGACGTTGCCTCTTTTACGGTTAGTATCGCAAGCGCAGCACCGACTGTATCTCTTGGCGCAACAGAAAGCCCAGATATAGCGTCATTTTCACTTTTGAACAAGGACGCAGTTATACCGGGCGGTCATTATGGCGCATGGTGGCTGGATAAGTACAAGAAGATGTGGGAAAAGCCTCAGATCAAAGAGATCGTCGAGGAAATAAAAGAAAACCCGCAAATCATCGAAGAAATACCGGAAGTAAAAGCCGAGATAATTGAAAAATACCCAGAGTTTGACTATCAATTTTTGCAAAACAATATAAAATTACAAAGAATAGTTGCAAATCTGATACAAAAGCAAATAGAAAACGCGATAGAAGAGGACGACCTGGAGGTTTTATTGTTATGAGCAAGGGCAGCAAACAAAGTTTCATCCAAGACCCTAAGACCGGCGAACTGGTGCCGAAAGGACCGACTAATCACGACGATTTTTCAGGAAATTTTGTCAAAATTTTCACTGGAAAGCCTATTCGGGGAAGTTTCATCCAAGACCCTAAGACCGGCGAACTGGTGCCCAAAGATCAATACTACGCACCGGAGAATGATTCGTACTATGTCATGCCAGACATTCAGCCTTACCAATCCATGCACACCGGCGAGATGATTACATCAAGAAGCCATCACCGGGCGCACCTGAAACAACACGGCCTGATTGAGATCGGCAACGAAATAAAGGCGGCAATGACGAAACAACAGCCCCGTGACGACCGGGAATCGAGAAAACGTACTATTGCCGAAGTGATGGCATCGAGAGGTTATTAGCCCCCACTGGCTTATTGTGTCCGCAGAGATGCGCCACGCCGAACAGAAGGTGGATATTCTGGGCGGCACAGATAGGAAAACCCTACCATGAGTGATTTACGTACAGCATTAGAAGAAGCATTCGCAGAAAAAGCCGAGGAAAGCCCGGAAGTTAAGACGGAGCCAACACCAGAGCCGGAACAGACCGAACAGCCCCGTGACGAAGCGGGGAAATTTGCAAAAGAAGTCGAGCCAACTGAGCAAACTGAACCTGCCCCACGCAAAGCCCCGTCCAGCTGGAAACCAGCGGCGCAAGAAGCTTTTCTGAAAGCTGATCGTGGCGAAGCCCTGACGCCGGAGGAAATCAAGCTGCTAACAGCAGAAGCAGAGCGGCGCGAATCTGACTTTCACAAAGGCGTATCCGAATTCAAGTCACACAGCGAACGCGCAAAAGCTTATGACGCTGCCATTGCTCCGTACCAGGCTCATTTACAAAGATTAGGCGTAGATGCACCGACCGCCATTTCTGCCCTGATGCGTGCTGATACCATTCTTAGAACATCAGACCCGGTAACGAAAGCGCAGTATTTTTCCCAGTTGGCTAGAGAATACGGCATTGACCTGAACAACGTGCAGGAACCGCCACAACTCGACCCGCAAACAAATTATTTAATGAGCGAGCTGCAACAGTTGCGTAATCAGCAACAAATGTGGCAAAATCAGATGCAACAGCAAGAGCATGCTAGGGCTAATTCTGAATTAACCAAGTTTGCGACTGCTGACAAAGCGCACTTCGAGGCAGTGCGTAACGATATGGCAGATTTGCTGGAAACCGGCAAAGCACAATCGTTAGAACAAGCCTACGACATGGCTGTATGGATGCGTCAAGATATCAGGCAATCCCTGTTAGATCAGCAACGCGCAGAAGCCCAAAAGAAAGCATTAGAGCAAGCACAAGCGCAAAAAGCGAGAACCGCTGCGGTAAGTGTGAAAGGCTCTAGTCCTGTTTCTGGTGGGGTTCAGCCCGGTACTAAAGGTTCGCTGCGTGACATTATTGCAGCGCAATTTGATTCTAACTGAAAGGATAGCCGATCATGGCCACTTTTGCAGGTTTAAGCGACATTGTCGCAACCACCATTCAATCCCGTTCCGGCACTTTAGCCGACAACACCACCAACAACAACGCACTGTTATACAAACTCAAAGAGCGCGGTAACGTCAAGCCGTTTTCCGGCGGTAACGTCATTCTTCAAGAGGTTATGTATAACGACCCGGCAACAGAAAATAGCGGGTCGTACTCAGGGTATGACATTATCGACATTACCCCGAACAGCCCTATTTCATCTGCTCAGTTTGATCTTAAACAGTATTCCGCTGCCGTTTCAATGAGCGGTCTGGAAATGCTGCAAAATGCTGGCAAAGAGCAGATCATCGACTTGCTAGAGGGTCGCGTTCAGGTTGCCGAAGCTCAACTGATGAACGATATTAGTGCTGGTATTTACTCTGACGGCACTGGCAACGGCGGCAAGGATATCACTGGCTTGGCTTTAGCGGTAGCGGCCTCGCCCGGTTCCGGTATCTACGGCGGCATTAACCGTACCAACTTCTCGTTCTGGCGTAACGTGGCTTTTGATGCTACTACCGACGGCGGCGCTGCTGCTTCGGTTGCTAACATTCAATCGTACATGAACCGGGTTGCCGTTCAGTTGGTGCGCGGTGCAGATCGCCCCGATATCATCGTTGCTGGTAATAACTACTACCGTTTCTATCTGGAATCGCTGCAAGCAATTCAGCGTATCACTTCTGAAACGTCTGCTGGTGCTGGTTTCACTAGCCTGAAATACTTCGGTGCTGGTTTCAACTGCAATGTGTATTTGGATGGCGGTATCGGTGGTCAATTGAACACGAACCGCATGTACTTCCTGAATACCAAGTATCTGTTCTTCCGTCCCCATCGTGACCGTAACTTTGTGCCTATCGGCGGAGATCGTATGTCCGTTAACCAGGACGCAATGGTGCGTATTATCGGATGGGCAGGTAACTTGACCAGTTCCGGTCCTCGTTACCAAGGTGTTCTGACTGACTAAATAAACGGGGCGTAAGCCCCTTTTTCTGAAAGGAATTAAAATGGCTGCACCGTTTACCGTTACCCCGGTTTTGGGGTGTGATTTCAATACCATCACTCTGGCCGCTGATGTTGGCCCCACTTCTGGCGCAGAAGATGCACCGCAATTGGGTACTCAAACTTTTGGCTCTGATGGTCGTCGTTATGTTTATGCACAAGCTAACGCGATTATTACCGCCTCGACCGCAGTATGTACCGTCAACGCCACCACGTTTTTAGTGACTGCTACGGGCGGTTCATACCGCTCACCGGCAGTCGCTATGGCAACTGGTGATCGTGGCTGGTTCTCTATCGCTTCTGTTTAAGGAGGTTATATGCCTTATCCTGAAAGATTGTGCGGCGTTGGCCTACCTGCTGCCGTTGCCACGCAAATCTGCGGTGATGTGCAAGACAACATTACAGCTGCCGGGTCAACCCAAGGCACTGCGGTATTGTTGAACGCCGATCACTGCATTGTCACTACGGCTGCGGCTGGTACGGGGGTGATTCTGCCTCCGGCACAGCCAGGTGCTGATGTGACTGTGAAAAACCTTGGGGCTAACGCTTTATTAGTCTATCCGGGAACGGGTGGCGCTATTAACGCCTTGGCTGCTAACACAGGTTTTTCTATTGCTGCCGGTGGTCAAGGTCGTTTTTTAGGTCGAAATAACCTTAACTGGGTTACGTTTTAAGGGCAGGGGCTTCGCGCCCCTGTTTTATCAACCGCCTCCGGGCATTTTTAGAAAGTCGATATGAGCAATCCTCAATCCGGCAGTTTTGTAGAGTTTTTCATGGAATCCGTTGAGCTAAGATACGAAAGCGAAAAGGCTGGCCGTCCTATTTTTAAGGAAATGCCTTTCATTCGTATTCAACACCCCGGTGATCGTTTGAACATTCTCGAAGTAAAAGCAGACGACCATTACAAACAAAAATATAGCCGCCAGTGGCGTGAATTTGAAGCTGGACTGGCTGGCGAAGTGATCGGAACGCCTTTGTCACAATGGCCGCAGGTAACAAAATCTCAGTGTAAAGAAGCCGAGTATTTTGGCATTCGCACTGTTGAAAACTTGGCCGAAGTCAACGATGCTGCATTACAGCGTATTGGTATTGGCTGGATGGAATTGAGAAAGAAAGCGCGGGATTATCTAGCGGCAGCGGCAGGAAATGCGCCTATTAACGCACTGCAAGCTGAAAACGAGCGATTACGTAATGAATTTGAAGCGCTTAAAGCCTCGTTAGAAAACCCGGAAGTGAAACGCGGAAGACCACGCAAAGAACCTGAAATCGTCGAGGGCTAATCATGAATTACACCCTGTTGGAGCTAGTGCAGCAGGTTACTGGTGAACTGGGTGTAAGCCGCCCGACATTGGTTATCGGGAACAATGACCCGCAGATCATACAACTACTCGCCTTGGTCAACCGACTAGGGCGAGACCTTTCCCGCCAGTACGAGTGGCAAAGGCTGAATACTGAACACAGTTTTACTACGGTTCAGGGGCAAACACAATACGCCCTACCGAGTGACTGGGGCAGACAAATACCCCAGACAGAATGGGATAGAACGTCACAATGGCCGCTGATTGGTCCTGCGACCACTCAAGAATGGCAGATTTATAAGTCTGCGATTATCAGCGATGGCCCAAACCTTCGCTTCAGAATTGCTAACAACTTCCTAGAGGTTGACCCGCCCACGGGTGGACTGAACCTGTCTTTTTACTACATTTCAAAGAACTGGATTGATGCAGGTGGCGGGGTTACTCGCTACACCTACGCAGCCGACACTGACCGAGCGATATTTGACGATTCGCTAATGGTGACGGGACTAAAAGTACAATGGAAAGCCTCTAAAGGACTGGATGCGAGCTTTGACTTGGCAGAGTTTAGAACCATGCTCGACACGATTAAAGCACAGGACAAGTCGGCGCAAAAATTGTCACTCGGCTCATTCCCGCGCAATATTCTATTGACCGAGTGGAACATTCAAGACGGAAATTTCCCAGGCTGATATGGACAAAAAAGCCCTGATTAAAGCTCTGCGAGATACCGCACAAAGCGCCTCGAACACCATAGCAAGCGGTGTCTCTGCGCCGGTGGACTTAATAGCTGCCGGGCTTCGCAAAATGGGCGTACCTGTTCCTGAGAATGCGTTGGGAGGCTCGCGCTGGATGGAAGATGTAGGCTTGACCATTCCAGTACAGGATGGAATACCGAAAACCGTAGGCGAAACTTTTGGAATGATTTTTCCTATGGCGGCCACAGCCAAAGCCCCGCAAATAGCGGCAGGTGCTAACCGCGCAATTGAAAACGCTATGGCACCAGCTACATTAAACACCCCCGGCTTTGCTGGACAACGTGGGGCGATTGTATGGCACGGTAGCCCACACCAATTCGACCGTTTCGACGCAAGCAAGATCGGAACTGGCGAAGGCGCGCAAGCGTATGGGCATGGGTTGTATTTTGCTGAATCGCCGAATGTGGCAAAAGCATATCAAACAGCATTAACACATTCTGATGATTACGTTGACGGGCAATTGCTTGATTCAGGAATTCCAAAACATTTTTTGGCGCGCATATTGTCTGACGAATCTGGAAATGTTGAAGCTGCGCGGCAGTCTCTTGCTGTATTAGCTAGACCGGGAGGGGCAAAATCCGTTACCGATTCCGCAAAACAAGCATTAAAATTATTAGATGCTGGCGAGCGCCCAATAGTAAAAACTATTAAACCAGAAGGCGCGCTTTACAAAGTAGACCTACCAGACGAAGCCATAGCAAAAATGCTGGATTGGGATAAGCCGTTAAGCCAACAAGCGCCGGACGTACAAAAAGCCATCAAAAAATCACAATTTTACAAAGATGCATTGGCTAGATATAAAGAAACGAAACAATGGTATGACGACCCAAAACAAAAAACAGGT